TTCTTTTAACATCGCCTATTAATTTATGCTCACCAACGTAGGTCGCAATAAATCCGTTAATAACATCGTTTAAAGAAGTGTAGGCGTAGCTTCCGTAGTTTTCTTGCACTGCATCCCCGAGAGCATCCTCGTTTCCAAAGCTTCCTCCGTCTAAAGATTTTAATTGTATTGCAATGTGTGGCCTTAAACCGTTTGTAGATGTAAAAGTTATTGTATTTCCTGTTACAGTATACCCCGGAGCAAACTCAGAGTATGAGCCTGCTAATCCAGTGTCGCTTGTGTATACAACAAAGTTGGTTAATGTAGCGTTAGCAGCATCGTATGTCAAGTCCGTATTAAACGTAGTTGTTACAGAATCACCTATAACAGCCGGATTCGATATAAGAAATTGCTGTGCTCCAGCGTAGTATTGTTCATTAGTTTCGGTTATTAAACCGCCATTAGGTATCGGCATATCTTACATTATTGAGCGTTGATTTTCTTGTTGCACTTGCTGTGCCGCTATCTGTACTATTGATGGATCTCTTATAACGACACCCGAGTAGAGTAATATCTTTAAGATAATATTTGCCTGCTCTGTTTTTGATAGCTCAAAATTAACTGAGTTAGTAGCATTGTATTGGTAGTAGTTTTGCCCAGATGGAATTGTGAAGTTCCATATAACATCTACAGGTTTTCTTAAATAGCTAACACTTATATCCGATGTAATAGTTTTCGGGTATAAGTATAATTTACTGTCCTCATATAGATATATAGGATATGTTTTTGTTGGGGCTATTAAAGGGTTGCTGTTTAAGTATAGAAGCTCGTTTCGCTGAGATAGCTGCGCTTCTTTTGAATCTTGATATATAACTGTACCGAGTCTGTAAAAGTCCTCTGGGGTCGCCGTAACGACTATAGCGTCGTTTAAAGCTGGTATACTGTTAAATATTATGTTAGCTCCACTGATTGTGTAAGCCGTAGTAGATACACCGTTTATTGTAACAGCTATTACGCTAGTTTGTAACTGCGAAGATGTTATCGATGTAAAAGGAAACGATATTGCAACTCCGTCACCTGTAAGTGTCTGCGCCGCAGCGCCCAACCCTGAGGTTGTTGGTAAAGTAAAATACCCGCCTGTTGGTACGTAAGTTGCGTTACCGTATGTTTTAAATACAGATATGTTGTGATCAACATTTTTAATGCGATCGCCATATTCTGTATCATTATCTGGTCTACGTAATTGTTGATTAAGCGTATCAAAATAGCTCTCGAAGATTTCTAATTGTACTTGCGTTGCAACCTTATTGAATTCATCCGGAGATAAGTTACCTCTCTGTTCTTTATTCAGAATAAGTAACACTGTTTTATAAACTATATCTACATTTACTGCCATTTTTTTGTTTTATTATAAATATTAACCGGCCCCAGTGATGAAGCCGGCTAAAATTAATTCACCATCTATAATATAATCACATAGTTTTTTTAAAAACTACTAATTAAACTTTTTTTCTATAGATCTAAACACTTCGCCACCTTCGTCGGTCTTAAAGTAAGCTGCCATTGCAGAGTAAGGATTTTCATCAAAAGGCACATTCATAAGCTTTCTGCCATTAGATGCCCAAGAAAATGTTCTTTGATCTTGTGACAAAGCTAATATACCTGCTTCGGTTGCTTTGATTGCTGTGTTACGTAATCCAACGTTTTCATCTTGAGCTAATTCTAAGAACAACTCAGGGTTTGCATTTGCAAACAACCTTAGGTCTCTTTTAATTTCCTTAGATGATAACTGGTTTACTGCACTACCCATTTCTACTCGAAGGATTGCCTCAGCGTCGTCAATATCCATTTCTCTTGCAAATACCGCTGCATCTGTTTGTAAATCAAGCATTTCTAAATCGTCGTATGCTTCTTCTACTGGATCAAACTCCTCGTATATTCTACCTTTTAAAGGGTGATACAAAGATAACAGCTTTTGTAAGTTTTGTTTTTCTTTAGGTACTCTTAAGTCCCCATTCATAAACATAATATGTCCCATTGTCGCTTCTCCCTTTTGGTCTTCTTTAAACGGCGAATCGTGGTTGGTTGCATATCTAATTTCTTTTTGCTTACCTGTTTTAGGATCAAAATAAAGTAAAGCGTGCTTCCGCGTATGCTTACCTGGTATTGTTAAAGTTAAAGGAGTATGTCTACCTGTTAAGTAATATATCCTATCTTTAATTTCCCACTCTGGTTTAGCTGGTTCCAGTTCTTCTTTAACTGGTGTAACCTTTTTTTCTATTGTTTCAGTTGGTACAACTACCTGTTCTACAACTTCTACTTCTTTTGTAGCCTTCTTAGCTACTGGTTTTTTATTTGCCATAATATAATATAATTTAATAGTTTAAAAGTAATAATTACCCCCGTTGATATAACGAGGGTAACAATTACATAATTTGAATCCTTAGATTCCTCTGAATAATACAAAGTTGTTAGCAGCTTGAGTAATCAAACATCTTTCAGATAGGAAGTTTACTTCCATTGCATCAAGAGTCGAGTTACTTGCTCCACCAACAGATCCAGTTAACCAAGACTTCATTCTACGGTCATCAGTTTGAGAAGCTCTATATCGTACGTGACAGAATGGACGTCTGATATTTGTTCCTAATACTTGATCGTAAACAGTTGAAGTTCCAGCTGGTACTAATACACCTTCGATTGAATTAACTCCGTTGATTGCTCCACGAGTAGATGCATCATTTAAGTATTTCCAATCTGTTTTGTAAAAGTCATAAGATCCTCTACGGAATCCAGTGAATCCTAAGTTTAAAGCCATTTCAGAAGAGTTCTCGAATAAACCGTAAGCGGTTCCTCCTTGTGCTCCTCCAGAAATTGCAGCTAGCATATCATCAAAGTCTAGAGAAGTTTGACGTTGTAAGAACAACATGTTTTCTTCAATAGCTCCCTGAGTATCAAGGTTCTTAAGAATGTTATCAAATTCAGTTAATCCGTTAGCAGCAGTGAATCCAGTTTCCACGTTTCCTCTTGATTGGATCGCAGCGAACATACCTTCTGTTCCTGGCTGTGTTAATGGATTTAAAGCAGACGCATTTAATTCTCCTTCTACCATTGCCATTTCTAAGTAATCTTCAAAACGTAAACGTGTTTCAGACTCAGCTTTTAGGTACCATAGGTATCCATCAGTTCCGTCTTCAGTTGCTACATTCACCCATCCGATCTGTGCAGTATCTGATCCAGATACAACATACTGATCTCTAATGATAATTGGTGAGTTTGAAAATTGCGTTAGTACAGGGTCTATACTGTTTCTCACAGCAGAGTTACCTGCTCCAACAGCAGCAATAGTTGTTCCTTTAGAATAATCAGATCCGTAAACGAATACTTTTAATCCTGTCGCAGCAAAGCCTTGAGCAGTTAAAGTAGTTCCCGCAAAAGGTTGAATAGTAATTGTTCCAGCTGCACCTAGTACAGAAGCTGTAACAATACCTTTAGCTTCTAATCCAGTAGCTGGATCTAAAACAACAACCGTGTCATTTACAGAAATTACATTTTGTACTCCTGCAACTGCCCCTGGGTTTACCGTAATAACAGATAATGTTCCCGCGCCATTTGCTTGAGACACTCCTGCATAAGAAATATGTAAACGGTTTTGTTCAGACCAAATAACTTGATCAGATGTCATTGGCATTTCAGCGCCAACCATTTTTAAAAATCCAGATAACGTTCTGTTTCCATAACGCTCTACTTCTGCTTCGTAGATTTCTGGTAAATACTGCTGCGCAAAGTCAGCGAAATTTGCTGGAACGGCTCCTCCGCCATTGTTGTTCCATTGTAGGTAATTTGTCGCAAGTAATTGCGGCGTTTGTGATGGGACTAAACTCCCAAACTGTGGTAATAAACTCATAATTATTAGTTGTTAAACTTTTTAATTTTTAATTTTGATGAGTCCGCTCCAGAAACTGATTTCACTTTGTATGCTCCAAACTTGGCTCCGTCCATAGGCGCAGCTTTTCTTGCTCCACTTGAAGGGTTATTAGACTTGTTTACAACATCTCTAATAGCGTCGGCTTTACCTTGCTCGTAAAAGTGATTTGCCATTTTATCGGCATTTGCACCTGCATACAATGCTTTGTGATACCCCGCGGTATCCTCAATCGTACCATCTTTTCCAAGGAACTTTCCTATAAAATTACTGATGTCTGATTGTTTTTCTGCTACCTGTGATGGGTTTTGTACGCCATATCTAAATTTTTTATCGCCCAATGTAAAATCGAAACCTTCGAAATTTTCATTAAGTAACTCATTAGTCTTGGCTTTAAACTTATCGTGGTTAGCGACGTTTCTTTCCTGGTCCTCTTTATATCGATTAAAAAAGTCCGATGCTTTAGCTTGGTCCTCAGTAAGTGTTGGCGAATTCAACTTGATTTCGTCGTAGTACTTATCCTTGGTCTCCTTTAAAAACGTACGGGCTTTTGCAACCTCCTCTTTATATGCGAGTTTTTTTCTACGGATATCTCGCTCCTCGTCTAGGTCTTCGTCAAATGCAAAGTTGTCCTCGATCATAAACTCGATTTCTTCTGCACTTAAGTGGGACTTAGTGTTTTTGTAATATTCTTTTACTAATACGTCGCGATCTACATCGTCGTAGTTAGTGTTTAGTCTTAAGTAATCTTGCATGGTTCCTCCGGTCTCACGCATAAAATCAACTAACTTTGTAACATTTTCAGGCAACTCAGGTTGCGCTACAGCTGGCTTTACTTCTTCTTTTTGCTTACTTTCTTCGGTAACTTCTGTGATGACTTGCTCGGGTACTTCTCCGACCAGCGTCGGGCTATCTCCGGCTGATTCATCCACATCCACTTCTTCTGTGCTTGGCTTTTGAACGGCATCTTTTTCTTCTTTAGGTATTACTACTCTAGTTACATTACTTGGAATGTCTATCAGTGGCTCTTTGTTCCTGGCCGCTATTTGCTCCTCAGTAAGCTTTGGTTTTGTTTGGATCTTAAAAGATCCTTCTGTTTTTACTTCACTCATGATATGATATTATATAATTATTAAATAGGTACTTATTGCGGGTTGAACTGAGATAAATCAAATCCGCCTAGATTATCATTGCCGGCAGACTCAAAGTCTTTGGGTAACCCCTGTGTTTGCCTTTGCTCTATTAGCTGGCTTTGTTGCGATCCTTCTTTTTCAATTCTTTTATCTTTGCGATCTTCTATTTGCGCGTCTTTAGCTTTTATTTCTTGGGCTTTCATTTGCGCAAGCTTAAGATTGTATTGGAACTCTGTTGCCATTAACTCTTTTTTAATCTGTGCTTCGGTTTGCATTCTTTGCATTTCAAAGTTTGATTTAGCTTGTTCTATCGCTACTTTTTCTGCCGTCAACGCCTGTTGCTTTTGTACTTCAGCCATTGCGGCTTTCTCCGCGGACTCGGCGTTTGCCTGTGCTTGTGCTTGGATATTTTGCTGAACTAAAGCCTGCTCTCTTTCTTTTTTCTTTTTACGCTTAAGCTTTAGGAATTCGTTAGCTAACTTTAAGTTTTTAATCTGACTAATATCAATTGAATCCTCAATATCAATTTCTTTAGTTTGCAAAGCTATTTGAATATTCTTTTGCAGTTCCGCTTTTTCTTCGTCGTCTGGTTCCATCTCTAAAAATATACCAAAGTCATGAAGGTTAAGATTTTCAATCTCTTTTAGTGTTTCTACATTGAAAGTAGATATACTATTCATTAAAGAGTTTTTAGTAAGAGGGAAGTTTAATACGTCATTTATTTTAAGCGATATGTTTTCGCAAGTACTTAATGCTAATTGTATGCTAGCGTCTTGTATATGTTTTGTAGCTGTATTAGAAGCGTTGGCTGCCATTTTTTGCAAGCCGACTAAGGCGTTGGGATCTGGCATAGCCCCGTCTCTGGCTTCATTTAATCCAGTAACGTCTCTAATCATTTGCATATTATAGTTGTATGCAGTAATTAAGGATTGTATTTTAGATATACCGGAAGAGCTTGATAATTCTTGTATAGGAACCTTGCCTCTGTTCATATCTCCGTCCTGTGTCATTGATCTACCAATAACAGAACCTGTTTGGAAGTACATGTTTAATGCTTCCGCTGGATTGTAATTTGTACCGTTACCTAAATCAACCTCAGCTAATCCATCAACATCTAAGAATATTCCGTCAGGAACCATTCTAGACAACACCTGCTGTATTTTTAAATGTGTTAATTGTATTACATCAGCAAACCCAATGCACTTGCTTATAAGCGACTGTATCACTCCTTTGTACATTCTAGGAGCGGCTATAGAGTAACTCATCTCAACTCTAGTTGTGTCTGCTAGCGGACGAGTCATATTTTCAGCCAACTTCCATTCTAGCATTATATCAGACCCAATAATTTTTGCCCCGCGATACAACACTTCAATTGATCTTGATACTCTTTCAAAATTATCATTTGCGGGAGGATTAAATTCACTAGTTTTTTCAATAGCTTTTTCTAATCCGTTATCTGTTTTCTTTATTTTAAATACTTGATCCGTGTAAGTCTTGTATTCAAAGTACATTACCTGAACGGTATTATAATCGTAGTTTTCAAAACCTCGTATCATTCTACGGTTACCTGGTGACTTTTGAATTCTTTCTAGCTCTTCGTCAGATATATGAGGAAATTCTTTTTTAAGTTCTGGTATAGTTATAGATTTAACTTCTCCTACATAATATATATCCCCAAAGTTGGGGTCCTCTGTATAAGACCACACGCAGTAAGCGGGATCTACGTAATCAATAACTATTCCTTCCGCAGGGTTAAACGATGTTTTAGTTATACCTATCCCGATGTTAACTAAATCCTGGTTTACTCTTGCTCTAATTAAATCAAATTCATTAGTAGCCAATACCGTATTAATAGCTTCTTCCTCCGCAATCTCTATAGCCGGTTTATACCTAAGCTGCATGTGTAAATCTCTTTCTTCCATTGATTGAGGAAGTTCTGAGTCGCTCATGCCCGATCTGCTAAGGTCCATGGGTATAACAGAGCTAGCCTGCGCCCGGGCTTTTTGCGTTAGCATATCAAATAATATGTTTTCGGCATAATCCGTTCTTTTCTTTAAAGATTCAGGATCTTGCGAGTACGCTGATATATCGTATTGCTTTTGAGTAATACCGTTAGCCACGATGTTTGAAAACTTTGAAAGTATCGGAACTGGTTTCCAATCTAAATTCAAATAAGATAGATCACCATTGATAGCTAATTCATCTTTGTACTTCTGTACGCTTTGCTCTCCTCTAGCATATAGCCTAAGGTTATGAAAGTTATTCCAGTTTGATGCGTATCTATTCGAACCTGCTCCCCCGTAATTAAACCACTCTTGCTCAATAGCACGAGAAACCTGTAATCCGTACTCTAGCGTTGCTTTTTCAGCATCACTTACTACCTGATCAGGAAATGGACTATTAGTATTTGTACTTACATTCATCTATTGCATTATTTTTGAGGTGGTTCCTTTATTGTCGTATTTCTTAAACCCTA